GGGCAGGTCGGCGTCGTAGGCCAACGGTGCTGGCGGGTCGAACGGGACGACCGCCGCGGGCGGGGGCACCACGACCGAAGGGGGCAGGGAAGGCCCCCCTCGAGCATGGCGCGGATCCCCCCGCCCTTCGGCAGCTTCTCCGTCGTCGTCATCACCAGCCGGAACGGCGGCAAGGCTTGAGAGGCTGTAGCGCCTGGCGTACGTCAGCGCCGAGCCGATGGCCTGCGGAGTCGGTCGCTCAACAGGCAGGCTCAGGGTCGCGGCGAACCACTCGCCGCTGTCGGCGTGCACCAGCGTGGTCGTGCAGCATGCGCAGCCGTCGGTGAACGACGATGCCTGCAGGATGGCGATGCCGTTGGCCGCCAAGTGGGGACGACAGGCTTCGTCGATGGCCGCCAGGTCGGCGTACCGGCTGCGGAAGTGCGGGTTGGTGGCGTCCTTGATCGCCGGGCGGATGGCCCGCTGGGCGGCCGCAAGCGCCTTGGCGATGGCGCCGATCGTCTCGCTGTGCTTCAAGCCCCCACCTCCCCGTACATCCAGCCGGTGGCCGGGTCGATGTCGGACAGGGGCAGGCCGTCGTCGGCCAACGTTTCAGGCTCAGGTCGTTCCATGTGTGACTCCATGTTGACGCCGGGTAATTCCGGCGTGCGTGTCATATCGTCACTCTTTGCACCCGTCTATAGGTCCGGCGTGGGATTATCCACAAATGGGATGAGTTTGTTCAGCGCCTCGCGCCGCTGCTGGCAACCGCCGCAAGGCTTGATGCCGATGGCTTTGGTGGCAGCAGCCACCACATCGCCTAGGCCGGTGATGGCGTCGACCTCGGCCAGCATCTCGCCGATGGTGGGTCGACCGTCGATGATTTCGACCGACCACGTCTGCACCTTTCCGTCGTGCCTGAGAATGTAGGGTTTAGTCTTCACAGTCAAACGTGATGTTAAAGTCCAGCACTGGCTCCCAAACGCAGTTCCCGTTGACGTTGTTCAGGAAGTAGGCCGCCCGCGCTCGGTAGCCGTCGATGCAGCAACCGTCTCCCTCGTTGCGCAGATACACGCCGATATACCAGGTGTTGACATTGAGGTACCTACCAGCGCAGGGATCACCGAACGGCACGTCAGCGTCGAGCGTGTAGCCGGTCGTGATGCAAAACAGGGCATCGAACTTGGTTTGCGGCAGCAGGTCGCAGGACAGACATGGGTAGTCCTCGGGGTCTAGATCGCACCCGATTGCCGCTACTGACACGAATGGCACGTCAAAGCCGGTCGATGGCGGATTGGGCGGCAGGTAGTCCACGCAGCACCCGCTGCCGTTGATCTTGTCGACCGTGTAGGTGCCGTTCGGCACAGTTGCAGCAAACCTTGTCAGGGAGTTCTTGATCTCCACTACGTCGAATGGGCTTCCCTGGGGGCATGGGCTAGGCGCTCGGCGCATGATGCAGCTAGTGGATATCTCATGCGTGGCACAGCCGTCGTTCGCGACCCGGAGATAGATCGACGCCGTGTAGTACTCGCAGCACTGCGGGTCTTCGGGAAAGCTGAAATTGCACCGGCATGGATTGTCGTAGCCGTTTTCAAGACACCAGTTGGTGTGTGTCAACTCGAACGGCACTGCACCGGTGTGCTCGATGATTGTCGGGCCGGACTCATGCCCTAGCCGGAACGGCGAGAACGACGGCAAGCCAGCGCCGAGCCCGTCGCGCTCCCATAGACCGGGATCGGCAAAGAAGCGGAAATTACCGTTGGGCAGGCTGTACCAGTGCCTGCCGGTTCCGTTGTATGCGCCGGTCAGGTTGTTTGGGCTGGTGCCAAGCTGCGCGACGATCTTGCCGATCAGGTCAGAACCGCGGATTTCCAATCCGACCACTAGTTGGTCATACGACCCACCGATGCAGCACTTCTGCAGAATCGGCCACACAATCTCATAGTCACCGACCTGCGTGCTCGATCCCCGAAAAACAGGGACCGAGTAGTTCCACGGTCGAATCGGAATCTGTGCCAATCCCGGCATGAGCACCGGATACGGGTACTGGTCAATCGGATCGGGGAAACTGCACTCGTTTAGCAACGTCTCAGGGTCGACGGCGGTGGTCGATCCAACGAACGAAGCCGATAGCGCCACCGGCGTCAGCCCTGCCAGCGTGATGGACGATCCGTGGTGAATCAGCGAACGGTGGAGCGAATAGAACCAATAGCCGAGACCTACCGGCGTTGCGCAGTAGGTCGGCCATTCACCGCAGCAAACAATCGGCTCCTGCGGGTTGCAGCAGCACTGGCGTACCAGCGTCACTTCTTGAACTTCGACAGCGGGAACAGGTTGCCTGCCACGTAACCACAGACGCCCAGGAGCAGGGCGAACCAAACGCTACCGATGAAACTGGCCATGGTCATTTCCTCTTCCGGCTGGGAGTGCGAATCGGCGCGGCACGCCGGAACGCCGCGTCAAACGTCGGATCAGCCCGGCGCAGCTCGGCCACCGCGGCCACCGCTTGCTCGGGCGTTAGGTCGATCAGGCTGGCCGTCAGTTCTGCCGCCCTGCGCTCGGTCGGCGTCACGATGCCCAGCCATCCCTTGATCAGCCGCCCGACGCCGGTGTGCCACACGATAAAACCGACGCCGAGCACGGCGAGCGCAATGCATACCCAGACGAGGGGGGCCACCCACCAGGGCACCTGGTCCTCCACGCCTGTCAGCGCCATGTAGATCAGGTCCACGGCGTCGAGAATACGCGCCTGCTCGCCCTGGCCAGCCACGGCCTCGGTCTTGATCGTCGGCAGGCTCGGCGCTGGGGCGTCAGCCTCGCTGGCGATGCGCTCGAAGCGTCGGCCGCTGCTGTGCGCGAGTTGCCGGACGGCGGTGGTATTGGCCGCGATCCGCTCGCTCGGACCAGCGCAGGAGCTCGCCGCGACGACGACGATGGCGGCTAGCCATCTCATGGCTCCGCGGGCTCGGAGAATTGCGTGCCGTCCCACTCCCAGCCGATGCTGCAGGCTTGGCCGTCGGCAAGTTGGATGGCCTCGGCGCCAGCCGGTGGGGCCCAGCGTGACGTGTCACCGTCCCACAGGATGATGTTGTCCACGATGCCGCCTAGAACGATTGCCCACCGCATGCTGCCTCCTCAGTAGTAAGTCACGAACACGATCAGCCCGCCACCGCCAGCACCACCAGCGCCACTGGCGTAGCCGTTCTCGCTCGCGGCCCCACCGCCACCACCACCGCCGATTCCGCCTACTGCGCCAGGCTGTCCAGCCATGGCGAGGCCCGAGCCTCCACCGCCGCCGCCGGTGCCCACCACGCCGTTGCTGTACCCAGCCTGCGCGTCCTCGGGGTCGTCAGTGTTGCCACCTAGGGCGGTCGATCCGATGCGGGCCGTGCCCGACCCGTCGCCACCGACGCCGTACAGGTTGCCAGTGGACAGGCCAGCGCCGCCGCCGCCGCCGCCGCAGCCCTTGGCGTACGTCGCTGCCGCCACGCCGTTGCGCGTGCCGCCTGCGCCTCCTGTTCCGCCGTCGAACAGGCCGCCGGTCTGCGCTGCTCCTGCCGAGCCGCCCGAGGTCGTCCCGCCTTGGCCGAGCGATCCACCGAGGGCTCGGCCGTACGTGCCTGCCGAGTCGCCCAGGCGCGTGGTGCCACCGTTGCCTCCCGAAGCTCCGTTCGTGCTGTCGGTAGTCCTGGCTGCCCCAGCGGTGCCGCCTGCGCCGATGGTCACGGCAAGCGTGGCTGGCAGGTCGGCCGCCTGCCATGTCGTCTCGGTCACTGCGGCGCCACCGCCGCCGCCGCCACCACCTCGAGCGCTCGAGGCCGCACCTCGGCGCCCGCTGCCGCCTCCACCGCCGCCGCCGACCATGATGGCCCACACCACCTTGGCACCGGCTGGTTTCGTCCAAGTCCCGCTAGAGGTGAACGCCTCGACCGTCGCCTTGCGGCCGTCGATCTTGGCGATGGCTGGGCCGGTTACCTCGAGGTAAATAGCCCCGTCCGCGGTGTTGACTGCCAGTTCCCCGTCGACCAGCTGTGCCGTCGAAGGAACCGCTCCCGCCGTGCTCGAGCGCTTGAGCCGGATTTGGTCGGTCATCAGTAGCTCCCTCCGTCAATCTCGTTGATCAGTGCAGAAGGGCATTCACCGTCGTATTGGTTCATGCGCTCGAACAGAGCGACGGTCAGCCCGCTGGCCGTATAGACCATGGCAGCCATGACGAACGCGTCATCAGGAACCGCAAGCAGGTTGAATCCTGCAGCATTGGCCCTAGTCGCGTTGACTCCGCCACCGGCTACAGACGAAGTGTTGCCATACTCCGCCAAGTTGTACGCCGTCACGTTTATTGCGTCTGTTTCCGTGATGGTCGAAATGCTGGTCGGCGTCGACTGCGGCTGCGCCTTCGAGAGCAGATACGTCCACCGGTTGGATGTCAGTGGCGTGCTGCTTACGACCTTCATGGGGTGCCACGACACGACGGCACCACGTTGCAGCAGCAGGTTCTCGAGTTGGCCACGGTTGGCCGTAACGAACTGCGCAGCCTCCACCATCAGGTTGAACGCATCGGCAGACTGGCCAACGGGAGCGTAGACGGATGGTTGCAGGAATCCGGTCATGGCCAAGCGGGCTTGGGGTTGGAGAGAATGTCGATGACCTCGGTGGGCAGGATGACCCCCGCCGTGTGGAATGCAGCCGTGTCTGGGTACGCCTGATACCACACCGCTTTGGCGGTCGCCTTCATGGTCGAACCGCCGACGGAAATAGTGGTATCGGCCCAAATGGACCCATCTACCGGGTTGCGCATGGGGATCTGCTCGAGGTGGTACCACTCGTCGTACAGGAACGTGTACACGTCCATGCTGACGGAGTCACTGACGTAGCGCCGCTCGTACGACTGGAACAGGACGGTTCCAGCGGCGTAACCGGCGAACGCTGCCGAATTGCGCTTCAGCAGGTCCTCGGTGATGTTTGCGGGCACATTGGTGTAGCCGAGCGCCGAATTGGTGTCGTTCACCAAGAACTCGACGCGGAACAGCTCCTGCCGTACTGACCTGATGAACGGCGTCCCCATGATGTTGGTGACAGTGCCGTTGGAGATCAGCGTGGTGGGGGGCCATGCAATAGTCCCGTTCGACGGGAACGAACTTGGAGAAAGTCCAGGCTTGATGTATTGGGACACCTTGCGCTCGGAACTCTGCAGGCTCGTCTTGACGCCACGGAACGGCGCCACGCCGACTACTGGACCGCGGGCCGTCGAGGTCACCATGTAGGTGTTGGCGCGGTCCGGGTGGGTCTCCACCCTGATGTCCTGCACGATGAACTGGGCCAGCCCGCCGTCGATGGTGCCAAGTGCCAGCCGGGTCCCGAGCGCCTCGATTTGGTCGAACGGTGCAGTTTGTGCCTTGATCGAGTTGTAGACGTTCCAGCTGTCTTCGCTGGTCCCGACGTAGGCCGGGTCGTCCTGCGCCACGAGAAACCGGGTGGTGTGCACGGCCTCGGTCGGCTCCATGCCGATGGTCAGTGACTGCTGGTTGTGCTGCCTGAATACCTGCCACGCCATCAGCGGCTCCTATCTGTGTTCTGCTTGATTTGCTCGAGCACGCGCAGCAGCTGCAGGTTCAGCGACTCGACCGACTCGCCGCTACCGGTTGCCATGGCAAATCCGAGTTGGCTGCGGAGTCCGGCGGCCTGCATTTGCATCTTCTCGAGGTCGCTGGCACCGGCGCCGCCGCCGAGCATTCGGAATCCGATGCCCATGTCCTGCACCACTTTGTCCAGATTGCCCTCGAGGCCACGCGTCACGTTCGTCAGGAACGAACCGGGACTAGTGAAGAAACTCTCCATGCTCTTGGACACCATCCCGCCAGGGCCCTCGGCAATCAGCCCGGTACCAATTTCCAGTTGGGCATTACGCCTGATCCGGGTGGCCTCCATTTCATCCATCCCCAGCCCGACCATGCGGCGCCCGGCGTCCATCTTGGCGTGCAGGGCGTCAATTTCCGCCAAGACGATGTTGGTGGAGAATGGCCGGACAAGTTCCGCCAACGTCTTGCGGGCCTCGCGGTTGGCCTCGTAGAAACTGCCGATGGCCTGAAACAGCGGAGACGCCATCCCGGCGGCAAACAGGCCCTGCATGCGGTTGAACTGCCCGCGGATTCCCTCGAGCTGCGCCGTGGCCTGCTGGCCCATCTTGCGCAGGCCGGTCAGGTCTACGTCGATGCCGACTGCGAGTCCGTACTTCGCCACGTTGCCACCTTCCCGAGGGTTGCCATCCAGTCAGTCTGCCCTGGCTTGCGCCAAGGCTCCACCACCGTTTGGGGCTGACGAGTCAGCCCGTACGCCAGGACCGTCAGCAGCCGCTCTATGCGGTCGGCTGCGGTCCACTCCAAGGGTTTGCCATCACCCCCTGGACGAGTGCCATGGCCACATGCACGTCCAGCGCTGTTGAGCCAGGCACGCCGTCCACTCGGGTGCAGGATTCGAGCACGAACGCCTGCCGGGCGTCGTCGTCCAGCTGCTCGACCTTCCGCCACTCGCCGACCGTAATGGGCCGGACCTCGAGCACGGCCGGGTAACCGGCCACCGCCTCGCTGGTGAGAGTGCGCCAGGTCATGCCCGGGCCGCCGTAATCTCGCCGACGTACTGCCAGGTCACGGTCGCCGAGTGCACGGTGTCGTTGGTATAGGTCGGGCTGTAGCCGGTGATGATGGCGTTTCCGCTGAAGTCGACGCCTCCACTACCGGCGCCGCTGGCGAAAATAGCCACACTAACGGCCCCCGTAGATGGCGTGGCCCCGCAGAACTTCTGCGCGAGCGTCAGCCCGGTGGCGTTGTCCGTGTGGATCGTCGCCGACCCGGTCACGGTCGGACGGCCCTGGATGGCCGTACTCAGTACCGAGTTGAGGGCCGTAGCGTCCACAACGGCGCTGCTGGCCGAAATGCTGATGTCGGTGGCATCCACGGGGGTGCCAGCGATGCTGATGCTTGTGCCGTTTGCGATGAATGCCATGTCTTAGCCTCCTGTTGCCCAAATGCGGTACGTCTGACGGACCACCCGCGGGCCGTCGTCGGTGCCTTCCTGATCGTCCATGCGCTCCACGTCCTCGCCGTCGGTGGCGCTCCACTGAATCTTGGTGCCGTCCACCGTGCCGTAGGTGGTGTTGTCGTTCAACACGGCAGACACGGCAGCCGCCAGCGCTCGAGCGCCCGACAGCGTCGTGGCGATGCAGTCGATGGCCACCGAGAACTCGGCCAGTTCGGTCGTCCCGGTCAACGTGCGCACCGGCGTGCGGGCGTCGATGCTGTAGACGATGGCAGGCAGCGCCGTGCCCTCGCGTCGCCACTCCGGGCTCACGCGGGTGCTCACGAGCCCGGATACGCCCAAGTCGTCGGTGATCCTGCGCCGTAGTGCGGTTTCGATGCTCATTTCTTCGACACCTTCATCCGCGCCTTGCGGGCCAGTTCGGTCAGCTGCGTCTCGATGACGATCGCCAAGTCCTCTTTGAGTACCGAGGGCGGGAACTGCTGGTAGGTGGCCCGCTTGACGTGCCACTGGGCCCGGCCGCTATCAACGATCGGCGCGACGTATGACCTAGGATTCCGCTTGTACCGGAAGCCGGTGCGGGTGGTGGTCTTAAGCCCGCGGGTGTCACCCATCGACTGGATGACCTTGCTGGACGCCTTGCGCAGGCTTTCCTGTCCGCCGTAGCTGCGGTGGGTGGCGCCGTGCGTCAGCCAGTTCTGCTTGTACGTCGTCGCCAGGCGCTTAAGGCTGCGCCGCAGCAGCTGCTTGTACAGGTTCCGGCTGACTCGGTCGGGCAGCGTTAAGAACACCCTTTGGGCATCTGTGAATGCCTTGTTTGCCCGGTCGCTGGTTCCTGCGCCGAATCGCAACAGTTCCAGGTTCTCCGACGCATTCACCTGCCTGCGCATGAACGCTTGGTAGCGCTTCATGTGCTCGGGGGAATTGAACTCGGCGCCGCGGCGGAAACTCATGCCGTCACCTCGAGCGCTTCGCAGTGGAGTTCCATCCGGCCCAGCGTGGGGTCCAGCACGCCAGTGACCTCGAGCACGCGATCGGCCTTGCCGGTTTCGCGGAGCAGGATCCGGCTCTTCACCGTCACCGAGTCGATCCAGGGCAGAACGAGCCGCCAGGCCGTCTGCCCGCGGTTGATGTCCACCGAGTCGATCGACCGGCCGTCGGCCGACTCGATGTGGCCCAGCACGGTGGCCACGGTGGACCAGGTCTTGGTGGCCTGCCCGTAGGTATCCACGGACGCGGTGTAGTTCTGCACCGCCATCTCGTGTCTGAACATGCCACGCGGGACCATCAGTGCACCCCATGCTCCCCGAGCATGGCAAACAGCATCTGCTCGGCCTTGCCTTCGATGGCGCCGGTGCTGTCGCCGCGGTCGGCGTAGAGGCGCCCGCACAGCTGCAGCGCCAGCATGTTGATGTAGTGGTCGCCAACCAACGTGTTCCAGTTGATGGTCACCGGACGGTTCCAGCCGTCCTCGATCAAGACAGCCACGCGCTCGCCGTCCCAGTGCTGTTCCGGGTTCTCAGTCTGCGTCACCGAGTCGTCATCGACGTAGACCGCCGTGATGGCTGACGCGGTGTTTACCGGCTGGATCGGCAGCACCACCCAGGTGTCCCCTTCCTCGGACACCTTGTACGAGCGCTCGAGTGCCTGCATGGCCAAGCCGGTGCAGCGCTCGATCGTCTCGCGCACGGCAGGCAGCAGGATGTTGCCGATGTACGAGTCATCCTGCGCGTGGAAAATGCGCAGGTGACTCTTGATATCGCTGGTGGTGAGTACTGGCATTTTGAAAAGACCGGGGGGGGTGTCCCCCCCGCCGGTCCGGGGTCACATGGAATCGATCAGGCCTTGTTG